GTGTCAGAGCGTGTCATCGTCCCCTAGGTTGTTTAGAGCCGACGGGTCTATACAATACTATCAACCCAATAATTTTTTCTAAATATAGATTGCAACCCACCTCTGACCTGCACTTATACAATGTAGCATATATCACATAAACTATTTTGTGACAAAAGCGGGATGAACGACCTTTATCCCGCCTTAGTACTATATAGGGGGACTTCGTAAGCGCAGAAGAAGTCCCCACGCCAGCAGAGCCTTATGGCTCTGATAGACGCGAGTGTAGCGTCAAGCGGAACGAAGCGCTCGGCGCCCTAAAGGCGCCTCGCTTAGGGAAAAGGCATTTGAAAATGCCCTAGTGTAGATGACTAAGCGTACCCCAGAAGGGGTACCTACATAACGGGAGTATTGGATCATATGGCAAGTATTCCCAAAGAGCATATCAAGGCGCCTACAGCTGTGCTTTCGGCGCCAGAGGCAAAAGCTCTCATCATAAAACTAGTCGAAGACGGCTTCTCAACAGCCGATGCTACAAGAGCTGCCAAGAAGTCTGTAAAGTCATATGAGTACTATCGGGCATCAGATCCGCAGTTCAAGAACGCAATAGACTTAGCCCGCGCCGTGCAACGGCGCAAAGGCGTTGTTGACCAAGAAGATAAAGAAATTTCATTTGAAGGCTTTAGAGAGAAGTTTCTTAACAGCAAGACTTTTCCTCATCAAAGAAATATCATTAGCCTTCTCGAGGATGGACAGCCAGCATGGCTCCATCCTTCAATGACATTTGAGCAGGGCTTTCCCCAATACGTCTTGTGTAATATGCCGCCTGAACACGCCAAGAGCATGACTGTGAGCATTGACTACCTAACGTATCGAATTGTCACAGACCCAAATGTTAGAATTAAAATTGTTTCAAAGACTCAGAATATGGCAAAAGAATTCCTTTATGCCATCAAACAACGTCTGACTTCCCCAGCCTACGCCGAGCTTCAAAGACGCTACGCACCTGCTGATGGTTACAAAGCATCGGCAGATAAGTGGACAGCAGATTCGATTTACCTAGAACGAGATAGCGGCGAAAAAGACCCAACGCTTCAGGCTTTAGGTATAGGCGGTCAAATCTATGGCGCACGTGCCGATTTGATCGTACTAGACGACTGCGTAACTTTGGCTAACGCTGGAGAGTACGAAAAGCAGATTCGTTGGATTCAACAGGAAGTACTTACACGCGTCGGGCCAACAGGCAAAATTCTTATTGTTGGTACGCGAGTTGACCCAATGGACCTTTATCGTGAAGTACGCAATCCTGACAGATACCCAGATGGCAAGTCACCCTGGACATATCTTGCTATGCCAGCAGTATTAGAATTCAAAGATAACTCAAAAGACTGGGTAACACTTTGGCCTAAGTCAGATAGACCTTGGCTTGGTGGAGATGACACACCAGATGGAGAAGGTTTATACCCTCGCTGGGATGGCAAGAACTTACGTCAACGACGAGGATTACTTGACCCAAAGACTTGGGCAATGGTTTACCAGCAACAGGATGTAGATAGTGAAGCAGTCTTTAGCCCAGAATGTGTACGAGGCAGTATTAGTGGTATGCGTACGACGGGCAACATTTCTGTCGGGCTGCCTGGACATCCTTCATCCTTCACGGGTGGTTACACCATCTGCTCAATGGATCCAGCAATGTCAGGAGATACATTCTCCGTTGTCTATGCAGGAGACAAATCAAATCAAAAGCGCTACATATTAGAAGCAAGCCGTATGCCTGCTCCTACTCCCCAGCGTATTCGTGAACTAATTTTTAGTTGGACAGAAAAGTATAACCCAAAAGTTTGGGTTATTGAAAAGAACGCTTTCCAGTTGTTTTTGACAATGGATGAAGAGATAAACAAGTTCCTTGCTACTCGCGGTATCAGACTTGTCCAGCATTACACAGGTGCTAACAAAATGGATGCAGAGTTTGGCGTAGCCTCTATGGCTCCGCTCTTTGGTTCTTTAGATAAACTTGGTAAGCATATGGGTAATAACCTTATTGACTTGCCACGCGCAGATAACGAAAATATCAAAGCTCTTATAGAGCAATTGATTACATGGTCGCCAGGAACTAAGAATAAGCAAGATGGACCTATGGCCTTGTGGTTCGCAGAAACCCAAATGAGAGATTACATCAATCAGTCTGGTGCCTACGGTGCTACTTGGGTAAAGAATCCATTCGCCACACGCAATGAAATTGCACGACGCAGGGTTGTGAACTTGGAAGAATATCAGAAAATGCAAGAGCAAATCGCATCTAACGGGGGTTACCTATAATGCTAGACATTGATGTAATCAGTGACAAGCTACTAAAATTACGTAGCCACTATCACACACGTGATGCTCGTTATGCTGACTTGCTTGCTATTCGTCAAGGTAAGATTGACCAGGTATTCCCAGGTATGTTTTCTGAGGATTATCCAAAGCCAATGATTGCCAACTTTATTGACATCGCTGCACGCGATGTTGCAGAAGTTATTGCCCCACTGCCTGCGTTCAACTGTATGACTACAGATAGCGTGTCAGATCGCGCTCGCAAAAAGGCAGACATCCGCACTATGATCGCTGCTGGCTATAGAGACACAGCCAATTTGCAGACGCTTATGTACTCTGGTGCGGATCGTTATTTGACGTTCGGCATGTTGCCCTTCATCATCGAAGAGGACCATGAGAACAAGCGACCAATGATTCGTATTGATAATCCAATTGGTGCCTATCCAGAATTTGACCGCTTTGGTAAATTGCTTTCTTATAGCAAGCGTTATACCAAAACTGTACGTGAACTTATCAACGACTTTCCTGAGCATGAGACTGTTATTCGTGGGCAGTATGAGAATCGTAATTCACAGCGCATCCTTGAGATGTATCGCTATCAGGATAAAGACCAGTTAGTTCTTTTCTTACCTGAGCGTAACAACTTTGTTTTATCACAAGCAGCTAATCAAATGGGAGAAATCCCAGTAGTTATCGCAGTACGTCCAGGTGTTGACTCTGACGAGCATCAACGTGGACAATTCGATGACATCATGTGGGTGCAAGTTGCTCGCTCACGCTTTGCAAGTTTGGCTCTGGAAGCCGCTCAGAAATCCGTCCAAGCGCCCTTCGCGCTACCATCCGATGTCAATGTTCTTGAAATCGGCCCAGATGCCACTATCCGTTCAGCAAGTCCAGAGAAGATTCGCCGTGTAGATCTAAACATTCCTAACGGTATATTCCAAGAGAACGCACTCCTTGACCAGGAAATGCGTACAGGTTCACGTTATCCAGAAGGTCGTCTTGGACAACAATCAGGTTCAATCGTTACTGGTCGTGGTGTACAAGCACTTATGGGTGGCTTTGATACTCAGGTCAAGACAGCACAAGCAGTACTTGCAGAAACATTCCGCAAGGTTATGTATCTTGCTTTCAAGATGGATGAAACACTTTTTCCTAATGTGGAAAAGGAAGTTCGTGGCATCAATGCTGGTGCAGCATATGAATTGAATTACATTCCTTCTAAGGATATCGCTGGTGATTACTACTGCGATGTTACTTATGGGCTTATGGCAGGACTAGATCCAAACAGAGCATTGGTATTTGGATTACAAGCACGTGGAGATAAGTTGATTTCACGCGACTTCCTACGTCGCCAGATGCCTTGGGAAATGAACGTAACAGCAGAAGAAGAAAAGGTTGAAGTAGAAGAACTACGCGATGCTTTGATTCAAGCAGTATCTGGTTATGCTCAAGCAATTCCTGCAATGGCAGCACAAGGTCAAGACCCTTCAAAGATTTTACGTTCTATGGCAATTGTTATTACAGGTCGTCAAAAGGGTCAACCAATTGAACAGGCTATTGAAGAAGCATTTGCACCAGAAGCACCTGTAGAGCAACCAGGAGCAGAAGCACCTGTTGGTCAAGAACAACCAGGCATGGCGCCACAAGGCGCTCCAGGCCAACCTGGACAGCTTCCAGAAGGTATGCAAGCATCAGGACGTATGCAAGGTGTAGCACCAGGACAGCAAGGTATGGCTCCAGGTGGACGACCAGCATTGCAGACACTACTAGCAGGACTTTCATCTTCGGGTGCGCCTAACCTCGCGGCGGCTGTTACTCGACGTACTCCAGTCTGATATCACTGGCGTAATCAAACCAATCCCTATAGGAGAAAAAACATGAAGGCATCAAAAATGAGCATCGCAGCTCCAAAGCCTGCTAATCAAGGCGGACATTCTGGAGTAAACGTACAACCAGCAAACATTCAGAAACTTGCAGGGGCTGCAAAGCCAGGAGCAACAACAATGAATTACACAGTACAGCCATCAGGTACTAAAGGTACCAATAAAGGCGCAAAGTAAATAAATGTATGAGGACGATAGCAAAGATGTTCCGCTAAGGCTTACGCCTTGGGATGTCTTTGCTATCTGTTCCAATCTTGTGCTAAATATCTTTATTAGTTTTACTAAATTTTTTGACGCAATAACAAGTATGTTAGTGAACCAAGCAGATGTCGTGGATACTCAAAAGAGTTTTCACGATGATGTTACCCGATCCATTGAGACTATAACAAAGGGCGAATAATTATGGCAGGTAAAGGCGGATATCAAGCTCCATCAAAACCAGCTATGCAATCAGGCCCAGGCGCAATGTCGCAACGAACCGATGGCGGACCAGCATCAAAGCAAGCAGTACGATATGCAGCAGGTATGCCTAATTATGGAGATGGTCAGGACTTTATGGATATTCAGTCCTCTGCTCCAATGGCTAAGACACCTGATGTCAAGGGTATGTCACCTTCTCAGGTAGCTGATGCAGCACAACAACAGCCACAACAACCACAAGCAACTCCAATGTTTGCCGACACACAGTTGCCAAATCAACCAGTTACTCAAGGTGTTGCAGGCGGAGCAGGTGCAGGTCCAGAAGTACTCAATCTTCAAGCACCAGTTGCAGGTCAATATCAAGACGCACGTTCAATGATACATGCTTATGCAGCATCACCAATGGCATCCCCAGCGCTTACATGGTTAGCACAGAGAATCAACGGAGCATATTAACTTGGCGGGTAATCAAATCCAAAGTGCTAATCAAGCACTTACTGATAACCCAAAGTTAGCAAATAACCCTGGGTTAGCGCATGACGTTATTACATCAGCAAATCCACAAACTTCTGCTGTTGTTTTGACACATGGTTATGGACAAACAACAACGCAACAGGCTGTACAAGACCATATTGCACAAGGTGGCAATGAATCTGTATGGCAGAAGATGTTTGGTGGCGCAGCCAAGGTTGTTACAGGAAGCCTTGCTTATCTTGCTAAACCGTTACAAGAAGTACAACGCGACTATAAATACATTCATTCTGTGTACACGCGACATGGTATTTTTGAAGGCTTATTAGCCAGTGCTGGCATTGCTGGTGGTATGGCATTAGGTTCATTTGCTGGCCCAGAAGGAATCATTGCTGGTGGTGAAGCAGCCGCTGCGCTAGAGCGCAACGTCA